ATGCCAGAGCTAGTTGCAGTAGAAATGCCTGTCAATGTAGAAACAGTAACTTTGGAGATTGAAATGGAAATGGAGTTGGATTTACCCCCACCCGAAATGATAGCCTCTGTCGAAGAGATACCCCCACCGATGGAAGATATGCCTCCTCCACCTGAAATGGAGGAAACACCACCACCCATGGAATCAGAACCAGAACCAATAGAAATTGAAACAGAAGAAGCTCCGCCTCCTATGGAAGAGACAAAAGAAGAGGTCCCTGTAGAGGAGACTGAGCCTGAAGCTGCAGAAGAAGAGACTAACGAAAAACCTCAAGAAGAATCACAGGAACCAGAACCAGAAGAACAGCCAGAACCACAAAAAGAAAAAGATCAAGAAGAAGAGCAAGAACCAGAGAAACCATCAAAGCCTAAGGTATCAGAGAAAGAAAAAGCTGCCACAAAAATTGTAAAAAAGATTGACGATAAAGCTAGATATGATGATGCTGCTCAAATGAAAACATTGATTGTTATGCAAATATTAGGTAATACTAAAACATTCTTTGACACTCAATCTATTATAGTTGATACAAACGTTAATGAATATTTAAACAAGACAATAGAGGATGAGTATGGTATTTTATTTAACATGGCTCAAGATCAAACGATGAATGATATGGTAAACTCACAATGGCAGAAGTAAATGTAGGTGGTATTTCCTTTAAAGGAGGAAAAATCTTTGGAGTTCTTATTGCATTATCTACAGCCGTGGGTGCTTTGTATGGTGGCTTTGAAGTTTACAAAAGATATCTTGATATGGAGCAAAAGATTAATGAATTTGTTGCACCTGATTTAAGTGGTTTTGATAAAAAAATAGAGCTATCAAAAGCTGAAATGGATAAAAGATTAGAATTAATTGAGCAAGAATTGGACATGATAAAAACTGAAATGTCTATGATTTTAGAGGAAGTAAGTTTAGTAGCCTCAACTGCAAAAGAATTAAAAGATGATTTAAAAGCAGATTTAAGACAAATGGATGGTGATATTAGACATATCACAGAGATTGTAAATGATGTTGAAGATAGACAAAAAGAAGATAATAGAGAACTTCTAGATGAGATGAAACTACTAGAAGAAAGTCTTGACTTAAAGATAAATAAAGCTTTAAATAATCCACTAAGCGGTATGTCCGCTAAATCAAAATAGGAGTATGCCATGTGCGATTGTAAAACAGATGAGGATTGTGTATGTCGTTTAAGATCGAAGTAAAGACGATATTGCCGTATGTTGTGCTTATTGCAACAATAGGCATGACATGGGGAATGTGGTCCGAACGCTTAAATGCAGTGGAAAAGAAAGCAGATAGTGTTGCAGAAATGCAACAGGATATAGCTATTATTAAATCAAAGATATTAGATATGGATGATAGAGTAGCTTGGATAGAAGAATTCTTAATTAAAACATCAGATTTTTGATTTCAAAAAATATAAAAAGTTTAATTCGTAAAGAAGTAAAAACGTGGTCGGAGTTTTATTTAGAGATACCCAATATTCATCTAAATAAAATGCCAGCTTGTCCCTATGCTAAAAAAGCTTGGCAAGATAAGAAAGTAGATATAAAGATCAGAGACCCAGGTAAGGGTTATATAAGTAATTTGCATGAGCATGTAAAAGCCTTGGATTTCAACAAAAAAGAAATACTTATCTTTTGCGATACATCTTTTCAAGAATACAGCTTAAATAAGTTTCAAAGTATTATAGACAAATTTAATGATAAATATAATCAAGACGATGTTTATTTTATGGGGTTTCACCCTAGAAACCCACCTAATGAGGACGACCAAGAGTTTCTTCTGAATCCTACAGGAGATACGTCAGAAATGCCTACTTCAAAAATTGACTTCTCAATGATGTTAATACAAAAGTTCTCGCAATTGCAGGAGGCCTCTGATAGATTAAGACGTATGGGTTATTATAATAAATGGCCTAAAGACTATTACAATGAAGTAGTAGCGTCTAGACAAGAACAATATAAAAAGCTTTTTATGTAAGGAGGCTAAAATGGCACCAGGAATGGCAAAAAAGAAAAACGTTGCGAAGATGCGTGGCGGCGGCATGATGAAAAAGATGCGTGGCGGCGGTATGCTAAAGATGCGTGGCGGCGGAATGGCAAAAAAGAAAAACGTTAAAAAGAAAAAGAAAAAATAATGGCAGACCCTAAAGTAGGTACAGGAAAAAAACCGAAAGGGTCTGACAGAAGGCTTTATACGGACGAGAACCCTAAAGATACCGTCCGTATAAAGTTTGCAACACCAGCGGATGCAAGAGCTACAGTTGCAAAAGTTAAGAAAGTTAAAAAACCTTTTGCACGGAAAATTCAAATTCTTACAGTTGGTGAACAGAGAGCTAAGGTTATGGGCAAGACACAAGTAGCTAGTATTTTTAAGAAAGGAAAAGAAAGTATTAGAAAGTCTCGTAAGGCTTAGTGAATAGTTGGTAAGTCAAACTCAAACTCTACTATCACTGTTAGGTCTTCGTCTGTTTTTGGATCGCTCATAAAATAAAAATACACGAAAGGAAAGATAATGGAAGAACTTAATGTGGTCTACAGACTACAAAGACACATAAAACAATCTATTGAAGATTGTAAAGATACTATTATGTCGGGTGTTGACAGTCTTGAAAAATATCAATATCTTATTGGCAAAGTTCAAGCTTTTGAACAAACACTACAGGAACTCTCTAACCTGCTAGATAACAAGGAGCAAAACGATGACTAAATACGCATTACAAGAGAAATACAAAGAAGAAGATAAAAAACAAGCAGAAGAAGATAAAGGCAAAGTTAGAGCTGAAAACATATCTGAAGAATTATTAGAAAAACTACCTACACCCTCTGGCTGGAGAATATTAGTTTTACCTTTTGAACCAAAGGATAAGACCAAAGGTGGTATTATTATAGCTCAAGAATCATTAGACAAGTTACGAATAGCTACAAATTGTGGCTATGTTATAAAGGTTGGACCATTAGCCTATAAGGATGAAAATAAATTTTATACAGGCCCTTGGTGCAAAAAAGGTGATTGGGTAATATTTGCTCGATACGCCGGATCACGACTCCCTATTGAAGGTGGAGAAGTGCGATTACTAAACGATGATGAAGTCTTAGGGACAATCAAAAACCCTGAAGATATTCTACATCATATATAAACATAGGAGAAAACTATGCCCGAAGAACTAAAAAAAGAAGAGCCAATGATTGATGTTGGCGAAACAGAAGGAGCGGAAATAGATTTAGAAAAAGATAATTCTGCACCAGAACAAAAAGAAGAACTACAGGTTGAAGAAACAACCGATTCGGGAGAAGATACAAAACAAGAAACTGAAGAAACAAAAGAAGAGGCACCACAGAAAGAAGAACTTGAACAATATAGCGAAGGTGTCAAAAAGAGAATTGCAAAGCTTACACGTAAAATGCGTGAAGCAGAACGTCAGAAAGAAGAAGCGATTGCCTACGCAAAATCGGTAGCAGATCAACAAAAACAATTACAAGATAGGTATCAAAACTTAGATACAAACTATGTTTCTGAGTTTGAAAATAGAGTTAAATCTAATCTTGAAGCAGCTAAAATAAAGTTGAAATCTGCAATTGATTCACAAGACGTAGACGCTCAAATAGCGGCACAAACAGAGATATCTTCTCTAACCATGGACGCCGCAAGATTAAATCAAGTAAAAGCTCAAAAACCAGCAAGATCCTTACAAGAAGAGGATAAAGCTGTGGAACAACCACAAGGAGGGTATCTTAATGCATCGCAGCTAAAACAAGCAGCGCAACAAATGGACCCTAAAGCGGAAGCCTGGGCAGCTAAAAATACTTGGTTTGGTACTGATAATGCTATGACTTACACAGCATTTGACATACATAAGAAGCTAACTGAGGAAGAAGGATATGATCCTTCTAGTGAAGAGTATTATCAAGAAGTGGATAAAAGGATAAGACTTGAATTTCCTCAGAAATTTGGTACAACAGAAAATACTACACAAGAGAAACCTTCTCAAACCGTAGCATCAGCCAAACGTCCAGGCATGGTAGGACGCCGCAAGACTGTGAAACTCACGCCGTCACAAGTCGCAATAGCTAAACGATTAGGTGTGCCACTTGAAGAATATGCGAAACAATTAGTCGCGAAGGAGGCATAAGCATATGGAAAACGAAACTAAGATAAATAAAACTTCCCGCGCGAGTCAAACTCGAGTCAAAGAGGCTCGTAAACAAGTTTGGACTCCTCCATCATCTTTAGATGCACCCCCTGCCCCAACAGGTTATAGACACCGTTGGATAAGAGCTGAAAGTATGGGCTTTGATGACACTAAAAATGTCATGGGTAAAATGAGGTCTGGATGGGAGTTAGTGAGAGCTGACGAATATCCGGAAGGAGATTTTCCAACCGTACAAGATGGCAAACATTCTGGGGTAATCGGAGTTGGTGGCCTATTGCTGGCTAGGATACCGGAAGAGATCGCGAAGTCTCGGGAAGACTACTTTAAACAACAAGTAGCTGATAGAGAACAGGCAGTTGAAAACGACCTTATGAAGGAGCAGCATAATGCGATGCCGATCAATCAAGATCGACAAAGCCGTGTAACTTTTGGTGGCTCAAAGAAGGACTAATCTTTTAGTTATTCCGAACCATCAACTAAACTAACAAAGGAGTAAAACAAATGGCTAATCAAGACAGTGCTTTTGGTTTGAAACCAGTTGGTAAGGTTGGACAAAACGCAGATAATGGCGGTATGTCAGAATATCAGATTGCTGATAATGAAGCATCTTCAATATTCCAAGGCGACCCTGTTATACCACAAGCCTCTAATACAGGCTTCATCGACGTGGCAGCTGCTGGAAATACACTACTAGGTGTATTTTGGGGTGTAAATTATACAGACCCTACAACTGGAAAACCAACATTCAGAAACCATTACACACAAACAAATATCACCACTGGTGATATTGACGCTTTCGTATACGACGACCCATACGAGAGATTCGAAGTACAAGGTGATGGTGCTTCAGCAAGAACAGATATATTTAAAGTAGCAGATATCGTGTACGCTACTGGTTCAACAATTAATGGAACATCCAATGTTGAATTAGACGTGTCCGATTTAGAAGCTACTGATGGCCAATTAAGAGTCATCGGTATATCTACCGATCCAGAAAACAGCGAATTGGGTTCAGCAAATATAAACTACATTGTTTATATTAATGAACACACATTCCACACAGCATTATAATAGGAGTAATTAAATTATGGCTATATCACGTAATCAACTAGTTAAAGAACTAGAGCCAGGTTTGAATGCACTATTCGGCTTGGAATACAATCGTTATGAAAATCAACACGCGGAGATCTTTACCACAGAAACTTCCGACAGAGCTTTTGAAGAAGAAGTAATGTTAAGTGGTTTTGCTAACGCCTCTGTTAAACCTGAAGGTTCTGCAGTTACATTTGATAACGCGCAAGAAACCTACACATCAAGATATCAACACGAAACTGTTGCATTAGCTTTCTCAATCACTGAAGAAGCTATTGAGGACAACTTGTATGATAGACTGTCAAGCAGGTACACAAAGGCACTAGCACGTTCAATGGCTAACACCAAACAGGTGAAAGCTGCTAACGTACTTAACAGAGCTTTCAATTCTAGCTTTGCAGGTGGTGACGGAAAAGAGCTTTGCGCTACTGACCACCCAACTATTTTTGGAACAGTAAAAAATGAATTGTCAACTTCTGCTGACCTTTCTGAAACATCTTTGGAGCAAGCATTAATTGATATTAATGCATTCACAGATGAAAGAGGACTGAAAGTTGCTGCTAGAGGAGTAAAAATGATTATTCCTTCAGAGCTTCAGTTCACTGCAGAAAGAATCATGAACTCTGCTAACAGAGTTGGAACAGCTGACAACGACATTAATGCAGTAAAGAGCATGGGTATGATCCCACAAGGATACTCAGTTAACAACTACTTAACTGATACTGATGCTTTCTTTATCATTACTGACGTTCCAAATGGTCTAAAATACTTTGAAAGATCACCAATCAAAACTTCAATGGAAGGTGATTTTGATACAGGTAACGTAAGATACAAAGCAAGAGAGAGATATTCTTTCGGCTTCTCTGACTTCAGAGGTATCTTCGGTTCACCTGGTGCATAAGAAGTAATTTTATAACTACTTTTAAAAGGGGCCTTATGGCCCCTTTTTTTATGGGAAAGATACTTGACTTTATGGGAAATTCGTGTACAAAATAAAAGCGGATAATATTGACAAGGAGTTATATTATGACCGTCATATCACAGTCCCTAATCGCTGAGAAAATCAAGCTAGAATCTCAGTGGAACTCTCAATACTTAAATGCAGGTGAAGAAACTCTTGAGATGAAATCAATTCAAGAAAAGCTCAAAAGAGTTGTTGCAAAACTGAGATGGAGAGACTTAAAACAGTATGAGAGTCCTTTATTCTTTCAAGAGTAAAAACTTGCTCTCTCTATAAAATTCACTATATTATACCCACTAGGAAAATAATAACATGCAGACTGACCTAGCAGACGAACGTAGAGACTGTATGTAATTTTACTACGGAGGTAAAACATGGGAACAACCACATTTCAAGGTCCAGTCGTATCTAAAAAAGGTTTTTTTAATACAGGACCAGGTAATGTTGTAGATGCTGATTCTAGCATTTCTTTAACAGTAGCTGATCACGCAGGTAGAATCGTACATAACGATGCTGCAGGCGCAGTGACTTACACATTACCCGCAACAAACGCAAATTCTGATTCTGCAGTCGCAGGACCAGGGGCGGATTTCAACAACCTAAACAACGTCGGTGCTACTATTGAGATTTTTTCATCAATAACAAAAACAGGCGACTTAGTTGTACAAGCTGCAAACGCAACTGATGTAATGGTCGGAAGTGCCGTCTT